CCGTGTGAATAGCGTGCCAATAATCGCCTTTGGTCGTTTTTTCAACCAGTTACTAAATCTTCCTCTGCCTCTACTTGCCTCTACTCTTCATCAGTGTTGACACATTGTGGGCATTAACATATTTCATTCAATAAATTCGGAATATTTTAATCTTCATTTTCAAGTCTAGATATCTCCATCATTGTTTTAAGGATTTCGTTATGTATATCAACTTCATCATTTTTTGCAAATTTTATAAAGTCTTGTAGATTTTCAAGCATCTGACTATCTGTTCCTTCAAAGCCATATATATTATATTTATGCTTCAACTCTTCAATTTCTTTATGACTTTCACTGACTCTATGCTGAGTCCACATTAGCTTATTTTGTAAACCGTGTAGCTTTTCTTTTAAAATTGACAAGCTTTTATTTTCATTTAGCTCATCCTTATTTATTAGCCTTCCATCTCTGAAAAAAAGCCTAGAATTCTCAATCTTACTGTTTTTGCCTTTTGCACTCACTTTTACTTTGTAATTATTACTATTTTTAGAGAGCATCTTGTTAACTTCGTTCATTTCCTCCACTGCTGCCTTGTCGCTAGAACCGCCTATTTCTTTAGAAGAAATACTTAGAAAATTAGGCCCCGTATACATATAAAACTTATGACCGGTTACACTTTCAAACTCTTTTATCAACTCTACTCTTGGCCCTAAATTTTTACCTTTACTTTTATTCCACCAGTCTTCTTTATCATCTCCCGTAACTAGCACAATATTTTTATTATCGGATATGCTTTTTTGAATAATTTCATTCCATATTATCAAATCACCATAAACACGCTTTTTATCTTCAACAGTGACATCATCTTGCTCTATATCTCCTTTGAATTTTTTAATGTCTTCATATCCTGGAGGAATTTTATTTTTATACCTTGTGGCTCCATCCTTAAAAACCCTTTCAAGTTCTTCATCACTTAAACCTTCTCCAACCCTCCCATCAAATATATCTACTATCTCTTTTCTAATCTCATCATCACTGACTCTAGACAAATATTTTTTACCATTAGCACTTAACTCCTCTTTCATTTTATCGGCAGCATTAAAAAAATCTTTTGAGGACTTTTCATTTATAAATGGATGCTGTCTTCTTTTTTCAAATACACTTTTTAAATTCGACAAAAATTCATTAATCTGATTACTAGTTTCAGTATAGTAGGTTTCTTCACTTGCTATTACAGAAGCTCTATTCCTTAAGTATTCCTCACTTGCTTGGCGGGGTATCCACACTCTGTCTTTGAAATACCTCAAAGATTTCAACAAGCTTTCTTTTGTAGGGTCTGAGTACCTATATAAATCAATAATAACGTTGGCATCAAAAACAAATATGCAATCTTTCCATATTTTCTCGACTTCTTTTTTATCTTTAAAATATTCTGGAAAAAGATCTTTCATATTCATTTACGCTTCCCTTTTAACAATTTTCTTATTTTTGCTTGAATTACAATAAAAACAACAGAAAAGATGCTCATAATCAATGCAAACTTAATTATTTCTTGAAAAGCTTCTCTTGCTTCATTTGACATGATCCCAGCCCCTTTATCCACAATGCCTTCCCCCCTGGAACCATTTATCAACAACCCTTTTTGCTAGTTGGTATCCGTTCCCGTTTTCTTGAGGTCAGCACGAGCTTTTTCTATTTGTGGGCTGATTTGACCTGCTTCTTCGATCACCTGCTCATGCATTAACCACATCGTGTACTGAGGAAACGCATCAACAATTTTCTTCATTACTTTGAATGAAGGCTCATTCCTTCCGTTTTCTACATTTATCAGCGTTTGCTTTGGAACCCCTGTCATATCGCAAAACGCTTGTCTTCCTAATCCCTGGACTTCGCGTACTTCACGAATTTTTTCCCCAATGGGGGTTGACGTATTGTCCATATGGGCTATATTCCATTTGAGACATGGTGTTCCATATGAGATACACCAAATTTTCAAAAAGTCGAACTCTAATTCAAAGACTATCACAGCCCATTACAGTGCAGGTAATGACACATGGAAACGAGTAACGCGCCCCAGGTTCCGGCCACAGTGCCAACGATGACCATCGAACGCTTCTCGCAGCTCTCTGGCCTAGATGAAGGTGTCCTTCAAGGCCACATCCGCCGCGGCTACCTCCCCACCATCAAGGTTGGTCGTTACCGCATGATCAACGTGGCCCTCCTCAACGCCCAATGCCTTAACGCGGAGGAATGGTCATGATCGCCTTAGCTACTAAAGCCACTCAAAACGGCTCTATTTACACGTTAGGTGCCTTTAAAGCGCACACCCTTGACGTGATAGGCACTTTCTACGTCGCCTCTCTAGAGTGCGATAACCGCCTTTATCGCGGCATCAATCAATATGGCTCTGTCAGCCTTCATGTGCGCCCTGACGGCTCCATCAAACTCTTCGTCCCAACCGATCACCTACTCGCTCTCGACCTGTCAAACGTCACCCCTGACGACTTGATGGGCCTGGATGATTGCGACGGACAGCGTTACCGCATCCGCTTTTCTGATTACGACGCAGCCCTTGCCTTCCTGGCACTGAACTACGGCGTTACCGACGCCCCAGAGAACCCTACAAGCACCACCCAGAACACCGCTGAGCCAATGCGCACCCAGGAAAAGAAAATCACCATTTCCATGATGGTAGAGCCATCTACCTATGAGGAAGTGAAGCGCCTAGCTGAGCTAAAAGGCCGTTTAGTCGGCGGCCAGATACGCCACGCCATCAAGCAAAACCTTAGAAAAACTGAACCTTTGCTTCCTGGCGCATCTATCCACACCCCCACGGCTAACGCGCCTACCGTTATCCACAACGGCCTTTAGCCCTTTTGGAGTTATCCACATGAGTAAAAAACAGCCCATCCGCGTCTTTCTCGATCCGGAAACCCACAGCCGCCACCTTATCCAGGCGGGCACCAACGGCCTGACTTCCTCGGCCCTGTCGGAGCGCCTGATTGAATACGGCCTTGCCCAACTGGAGCGCGGCGACAAAGCACCGCTGGAAGCCCTTTCCCGTGCGGCCTCCCCCGCTCCCAATGCCAACGAGGCTTGATCTATGTCCCCCTGCCCGTCATCCGTCGCCCTTCGGTCGCACGGCGTCCTTAGCCAGCAGCGGACAGACTGTCAACCCCTGTTTGTGGGGTTTAAACAGGGGTTGACCGGCTGGCCGATGTTGGCTGCCGTGCAGAAAGACCGAAGGGCAAACGGAGGGCGGGAAGGGGGATCCCCCTGCCTCGATTCCCGAGCTCTGAGGGAGCGGGGCCAGCGGTGCCTCCACGGCCGGGACTATGCACGCGCCGCCACCTACTACGCCCAGGCGGAATACCTGGCGCTGGTACAAAACGGCGTTACACCAGAAACCACTGAGCTATCCATTCTCGCGGACTACTGCTTAACCCAAGCCGCCAGAACCCAACGCTAACGAAAAGGAAACATCACCATGATCAACACCATTCAAGCCCACGTTATCGGTGCCTCTCGCTACAAGATGGATAACGGCGTCCAGGGCGCCAAAATTTCCATCATGCAGGCCGCCTCTGCTGACAACGAGAACGCTATCGGCAATCAGGTCAGCGTTATGACAGCGCCTTATGACATTTTCGACCAGCTCCACGCCGCTGCCCCGCACATGCCCTGTGCCATGGAGCTGGAAATCGAACTCCGCACCTCCTCCGCGGCTGCCGGTGGCAAAACCGTGCTTCACGTCATCGCCGCCCGCAAACCCAACGCCACCGGTAGCCAGCAGCAAGCTACCGCCAGCGACAAAAAATAGGATTCTGAGCCATGGACACCAGTGAACTCTCCGGTCTGTGGCTCCTGGTTTATTGCGTCGGTCTCGTCCTCGCTTTCGGGATCGGCGCGATAAATGGGGGCCAACGATGAACGATCCGAGCCTTACGTTTGTTGTTGGTTCCCTTTTCACGTCCTACGCCATCGGTTGGGCGTTTGGACACATCATCTTGACCCTTAAACGCTTTATGGAGTCCGTCTCATGAAACTTAAAACCATCGCACAAGGCGTAAAACAAGCTGCTACTACCACACGCGGCAAAGTCGCTGGCGGTGCTGCTCTCGTCATGAGTTCTGCTACCGCTCTTGCGCAAACTGCCCCAGCCGGTGCAGAAGCAGCTTTCAATGAGGTTCAGTCTCAAGGGGCTGATATGGCGGGTTACGCATGGCCTGTCGCTGCTTCTATCACCGCCGCGTTAATCGGCATCAAGCTGTTTAAGAAGTTTGCTAACCGCGCTTCTTAATACCGCTTTAACAGGGATCAACCAAGGGGCGGAAACGCCCCTTTTTACATAGCGAGGGGAACATGATTAAAAAAGCCGTTTTACCCGTCTTATTAGTGCCTTTTTTAATGGTGTTTTCCTCTTACGCGTTTTCTGACCCTTATTTTAGATCGTATTCCTCAGATGCTCCTGGTAGATATGGTTCCCCTGCTGCTGCTTGTGCTACTGCTGTTAAAAACCACAATTCGCGTACTGGTACGAAATTTGATTATAGAGTTTATGCTGGTGTTCGGTTCTCTTCGTCTTCTGCTGTTTTTTATTGTCAAAGTATAACGTGCTATCCCGACCCTTATGATCCTCTAGAATGCACTTCTATTGGCGATTGGGAGAGAATTGTAGCTAAAGATTGCTCAGGTTCGACTTATTGTGATGATTTGGTCTCAAATCCTGAATTATTACCTAAATTAACTGATGAGCAATGTAAGTCTAGTAATGGCGACTCTATTTCTGTTTCTGCAAGTGGTGCTAATTACTTAAACAATGGTGGCACTGTTAAAACTAATGGCGGTGCTTGCTCCATTACTGGTGCTGGTGGTGTTACTGCCTGCTCAGGTACTGATGACAATATAACCTGTTCTTTATCCATTGAATCAACGTCTACCGGTGAGTATGGTGAGTTTAATGAGGATTCGAGCTTAAATGGTGGTTGGGGTGAGAGTAATGGCACGTTTTCCGTTGTCGACTTTAATACCCCTGACTATCTAGAACCTCTCCCTGGCGGCTGCTCTGATCCGTCTAGCTGCGTCACCATTGGCGATACCTCTTATTTAGTCGATTGGGAGTCTGCTCCCGATTACTTCTCCTATGTCGATTCCAATGGAACTACTCACTCCAACCCTTCTAGTGGTGGGGGTGGCGGTAACAATGGTGGTGGCGATCCGACCGACCCCACAAACCCAACCGATCCCACTGACCCTGGCGGCAATTCAGGTGGTGATGCCGGTGGCGGTGATAATTCCGGCAATGATGATTCTGACGATAACAACGGCGGCGGTGGCTCCGGTGGCGGCTCAACCGTACCGGATTTCGAGTTTGATGAATCCGGCATAATTGAGGCTATCGGCTCCGCTGGCCGTTCCAACCGTAACGCTATCAACGCGCTCTCCAACGATGTTACCGGCGCTATTAGCGACCAGACCAACGACTTAAACAACGCGACCTCTGCCCAAACCAATGCGCTCAACAGCACGTTAAACAATCAAACCAATAGCCTGACAAGCTCACTTGACGGTCAAACCGACGACCTCACCAGCGCTCTTGAAGATCAAACGGGAACAATCACCAACTCCCTTGACGCACTAGGCAACACCTTCACCGATGCCCTCAAAGGCTTGGACTTGGGGAGTGTCGGTGATGGCTCTGGTGACGGGGATGGCGAGGGAGAAGGTGAAGACGGTGAAGGCGATGGCCTGTTAGGCGGTATCTCCAAGCTGCTCAACCGCATGGTCGACAAGCTCGCCTCCCGCTTTACCGAAGATCTCGGCGACGGTGACGACCTGTTTGATTCCTCCGGCATGGACGACACCCTCGACGGGGCAGCCCTTCAAGAACAGGAGCATGGCGACGAAATAAACAGCCTCATGGATGAGATTGGCGACGGTGCCAGCTCCGATATTGCCGAACAAATTACCTCACGCCTTCCCTCGCTGCCTTCCGGCGGCTGTGTCCCTCTCCAGTTCGGCCCTATGGAAATTTCCTGCCAAGCGTTTAACACCATCAAGCTCTGGCTGACCTGGATTATCTACTTCTGGACGGTCGTCAGCATCGTCGACACCTTCTTTCGCTCTGAACAGAGGACAGCATAAATGGCACTTCCTGCATTGCTCGGCATGGGCGCGCTTATCAGTTTTGTCTCTCGCGTCCTGGAGTGGTTGATCACCCGTATTGCCGCCCGCTTTACTAACCGCCTAGCGGGTGCCCTGATCTGGACAACGCTCTATATCACGCTGCTCGTAGCGCTCGCCTCAACCTTCGCGCTGATCATCAACGGGATCAACGCCTCCCTCCCTTCCGACCTCGCCAATGGAATGGGTGCCGTGAAGCCCGACAACCTTGAAGCCTGTGTTGCCGCTATTTACAGCAGCAAAGTGGCTATGTGGGTCTTCCAGCAGAAAAAACAGCTGATTGATTGGGAGCAAGGGAGGCCCGTTCTCTAATGGCCGTTTACGTCGTCACCGGCAAACTAGGCGCCGGTAAAACCCTGGTTGCAGTGGGTAAGATCAAGGACAAGCTGAACCAGGGCTGCAAGGTTGCCACCAACCTGGATTTGAACCTGGATAAGCTGATTGGCGAAAAAGCCAAGCTAACCCGCTGCTACCGCATTCCTGATAAACCTGTCCTTGCTGATCTGGAGTCCATCGGCACCGGTACCGACGATTACGACGAAAACAAAAACGGCCTGTTGGTGCTGGATGAATGCGGCACCTGGTTTAACGCCCGCTCCTGGAACGATAAAAGCCGTCAGGACGTGATCAACTGGTTTTTGCACGCTAGAAAACTGGGCTGGGACATTATTTTCCTGATCCAAGACTTGTCGATCATGGACAAGCAGGCCCGTGTCGCCCTCGCCGAACACGTGGTCTATTGCCGCCGCCTGGATCGTGTCTCCGTGCCCTTTGTCGGCGCGCTCTACTCGATGTTTGTGGGCTCCAAAATGCCCTTGCCAAAAGTGCATCTAGGCATCGTCAAATACGGCGACTCCCCGCAAAGCATCACGGTAGAACGCTGGACGTACACCGGCCGCGCCCTCTACCCCGCTTACGACACCAAGCAAGCCTTCTCTGACCACTACCCCCACGGCACCTACTCCGTGCTGCCGCCCTGGCTCACCCACGGCATGCTTCGTGTGCCTCATGACGCGAGGTTCTATATGAAAATGACCCGTATCTACTGGAAACGCTTTAACCGCCCGCTTCTCTCCCTGGCCTCCTTTGTGCTGGGCTGCTTTATCACCCTGTCGGTACTCGTCGCCGACCGTGTGAGCGCTCGATCACAAGACGACACGCCCCCCGCGGCACCGCAAGAACTGCCCGACTTTAGCACCACCCGCATCGCCAGCTTTAGCCAGTTTGGCGACCGCACCACTTACCGCCTCATTGATAGCGACCGCCAGTCCCTCACCACCGACGATCTCGCCCGCCAAGGCTTTGGCATCGTCCCTGTGAGCGCCTGTCTTGTCCGCGTAGAAAATGGAGTCACCCATGCTGAAATTCGCTGCTAAAACCGCCGCCGCATTTGCCCTGGTCACGTTCGCCAGCACCGCCAGTGCCACCCCGATCCAGATGCAAGACACCGATATCCGCGACTTCGTACGCTGGTACGTCGACCAAAGCGGTTCCCCGTTGGCCATTCACCCCACGGCCACTGGCACGCTCACGGTTTACGCCCCCGATGTGCCTGATCACCAGTTGGATGAATTCTTCCAGGGCGTGTTGAGTTCCCACGGCTACACCATTCTCCCAGGCAATCCGCCGACCGTTGCGCCGGCCACTCAATCAGCTCAAAAAACACCAGGTGTTTTGTTTCAACCCAAAGAACCCCACGATCCCGCCGCCGCGATCGCCAACGCGCCCACGCTCACCCCACCGCCTGAACCCCAGGCCACACACCTGTTCTCGTTTAATAACGTGCGTGCAGACGATATCGCCCCGCTGGTCACCACCTTTCTGGCCCAGAACGCCCAGGACGGCTCCAGCCTGCCCCGTGTCCAGGTACTCCATGCCTCTAACGCCATCCTAGCCAAGGGTCCAGAAAAGCAGCTTTCACAGCTCCAGGAGCTACTCCCCCAAGTGGACGTCGCCCACCCTCAACTCCTCATCCAGGCGGTCATCTTTGAAACCACCGACGGGGATACCTTCGATCTCGGCGTCTCGCTCGGTCGCGCAACGGGTAGCGGTGTCGCCGGTGGCTTCAACACCGCCAACCTCGGCACCTCTTTAGCCTCCTCCGGCGGCACCTTCGGGATCTTTGACGGGGATGTCCTCGCGTTTGCCATCAACGCCTTACAGCGCGACTCAAGCTCCAACGTGTTATCCACACCGCAAATTCTCACCCTCTCCGGCAAGCGGGGCACGATCTCCATTGGCCAGAATGTGCCCTTTGTCACGGGTCGCGTCACCGGTGAATCAGCGGACGTTAACAGCCCCTTTCAAACCATCGAACGCCGTGACGTGGGCATACGCTTAAACGTGCTGCCGGTGGTCACGGCCTCCGGCTTAGTCATCATGGATATCACCACCTCCGCCGACTCGCTCACGGATTCCCTGATCGCCTCCGACATCATCACCAACCAGCGCCAAATCAACACCACCGTACAGATCCGCTCCGGCCAAACACTGCTACTCGGCGGCCTATCGTCCCAGGATGACCGTACCCAGGTCTCCGGCGTTCCTGGCCTCTCTAGCATCCCCGTTGCCGGTCGCTTATTCCAAAACGAATCCACCTCCAACCAGCGCACCAACCTGCATGTCTTGCTCCAAGCGACGGTATTACCCCGTTATGACGCCAAGCGCGTGAATACCCAAGCACCTGCTGCCGCCAGCCCGTTACTACCTGCGCAGCACGGGGTGACGGGCTGGCGGCAGCAGGTCGAGACCCTCCCTGTAACACGTCTCGCAGAATAACGGTGAAACAGTCGAAAACCTGCCATTACCTGACAGTAAGGAACATTTGAAAAATGAAACGTTGGGAACGCTATTCACAAGACTCATTGATCAAGGGTGAACAGGATGCACGGGGCTCCTTGTTCATTTCCCAGAAGGGCCAAAAAGAGCTAGGGGATATCAAACTACTGAATGCTGGCGTGGATACCGTTCGTCAGCTCTATCAAGGCAAACCCTGCTTATACCAGTTTGATCAAATTATAAGGGTCTATAACGAAGGCAAAGGTGCCACCATGGAGCTGTTCGACGTCACATGGTCGGTAGGGGCCGGCGCAGCCGGTTCAGGCTTCCGTTACCGTCTCCAAAACAATGAGCTAGGCGTGATCGTGTTCTTCCAGGCACGGCATACCAAGGTAGAGAACATCGGTACCCACCTTAAAATCGAGCTCTCCCCCCACTTTATCCAGGAGCGTAGCCCCCAAGAGTGCCAAGACTTCATGTACAACATCGCCGCGCACATGCTCGCCTACGTTGAACCGGTCGGCTGTGCCATCCACCTCGCGTTAGACGTTCAAGGCTGGGAGCCTCCCAAAGACTTCATGCAGCGCTTTGTGACCCGTTCTAAAAAGATCATGCGCATCGATGGCATTGAAGAGCTGGAGTTTGCCCACAACACCATTGCCACCACCTATGGCCGTGGTGAAACCTATATGTTTGGTACCGCTGGAGCGCTCCAATGCTCGATTTACAACAAGACGCTGGAAGCCAAACACCGCGACAAAATGCACTTCTGGGAAGGCATCTGGAAACACGCCGTAAATGATGACCTCAGCTCCGCCTACGATCCTGAAAAAACCGTCTGGCGTATCGAGCTGCGTTTCCATCAATCGGTGCTTCGTGAGTACGCCCAGGGCATTCCCTGCAACGTTGATACCGGTGAAGTGCTGGACGCCTCCCACGGCTTCAATCGATTCATTGACGTGGTTCCCCACCTCTCCGGCCTCTGGCGAACCGCCATGCAATCCTACCGCCTCAACCACAGCCGCGACCTTATCGACCCTGCTTGGCAACTTATGCAGGAAGATGCCCGCTTCTACTGTCATGAGCCTGCGTTCATGTACAAACGCGCTCGCAAAACACCAGGCTTAGGCAATGAAAAGAACGTCACCCTGGCGTTTGGCAACCTCATCAGCATTTATGCCCGCCAAGGCTTCCGCACCCATGAAGCCGTTCGTTACCTCCAACGCTCCGGCATGTGGGAAGACCTCGCCGAATACTACCGCCGTCGTGGGGTCGACTCCGGGCAATTCAGGCAGATCGTAGAGCAGAAACTGATAGAACGACGATTGGTAGGGAAAGCGGCGTGAGTATCAAAAAGGTCAAAGGTGGTTGGAAGGTCGATATATGGCCGGATGGCCGCTATGGCAAGCGCATCAGAAAAACGCTTCCCACCCAGGGAGAAGCAAAGCGCTTTGAAGCACAGTTGCTCACCAAAGCTGCCCAGGGGGAAGACTACGCACCGAAGAAAAAAGACCGTAGGCGCTTACTTGAGCTAGTGCAGCTCTGGTACGACATGCACGGCGCCACGCTCAAAGATGGTCAATCACGCCTTTCTAAGCTGCATCAACTAGTAGGCCTTATGGATAATCCCTATGCCTACACGATCCGCCCAGCGAGCGCTGCAAAATTCCGCCAATTTCGGCTTGAGCAAGGACTCTCACCCAATACCGTTAATCACGATATCGCCTATCTCAGAGCGGTTTTTAACGTCCTCATACAGCTAGGAGAATGGCACGGCGACAACCCCTTTGCCGCGATAAAAGCAATACGGCTACCAGAACGTGAGCTTAGCTACCTCACCCATGAACAAATCAAAACGCTATTTGAAGAACTCGATCAGTCGCGTAACAAGCACGTCTCGCTAATAGCAACACTATGCCTGTCCACTGGAGCCCGCTGGAGCGAAGCCCAGTATCTGCGCGCTGAATTAGTCAGGGATGGCCGTGTCACCTACGTCGACACCAAGAATGGCCGTAGTCGGTCAGTGCCGCTTGCCGATGACCTCTATCAACGCCTCAAGGCGCACGGCCCACAGATCGGACGCCTGTTCCCACGTGATGCCTACCAAGCCTTTACCAATGCTATTAATAAAGCAGGCATTACATTGCCTAAAGGACAACGAACCCACGTACTTAGGCACACATTTGCCAGCCACTTTATAATGAACGGTGGCAACTTATTAACACTGCAAAAGATACTCGGTCATCAATCCATACAAATGACCATGCGTTATGCACATGTAGCCCCTGACCACCTGACGGAAGCCGTCACATACGGGCCAAAATTCTAGGGTGTAGACGCTTTGTAGACACTGGCGGAAAAAGGTACAACGAGGGAGGGTATTACGGCGGGTAAGTCTTTGATTTAATGGTGGGCCCAGTAGGACTTGAACCTACGACCAAGGGATTATGAG